GGATGATCTGTACGTACGTCTTGCCCGTGCCGGGATCAGACATATCAAAGACTTCTTTACGAGGAGCCATGAACTTCAGACTCACCGTTTGGTGTTTCATTTCTTTAACGACCATGACTCAGTCCAATCAATAATTCATTCATAGATAGGCTCCATGTGTAGTTTTGAATCACTCGACGCGGGCCGATGTTTTTGTCAGAGACCTTGTGCTTGTAAGCTTCAGTCTCAGGGTCGTAATCAATCGGAACAAAGGTTCTGAATAAAGGATCGACAGTGAGACTGGTACGGAGTACAAAACCATCACCTTTCTCATTCGTAATGGCTCTAGCTGTGATCATTTCAGACTCCGTCAGAGAAAACGAGCCAACCGTGATTTCTGAGCATCGTTCAAAGCGATTGGCTTCAATTGTTGAATCAGTGGTTTTTCACCAGTAGGATTGTTTGGATCAACACCAAACGCGCAGTCGCCTTGCTTGGCTGGGCCATACGGACAGTATTTGCAGCTGTAGATATTCGGGTTCGGCTTGAACTCGATCTCATTGGTAAACGCGTGGCCGCGTTGATTGAACTGCTTGAGATACTTAGGCATCTGGCTACGCTTCATCTTGAACGAAGCGAGTTCGTTCTGATCGAAGTACCACAGCTCGCAGGTGACATGCTCGATCTGCGGATAACGAAGTAGGGCGCACACTGCGTACAGCTGAAGCTGTTCAGCGTGCTTTACTTCATTGCCGAATCGTTTGCCGGTTTTATAGTCGATAACGACAGCATGTGTTGGGTCAAGGAAGCAAACAGCATCGCACTTAAGCCGGAGCCACCCTCGTTTCCACTCAGCGTGACCCCAATCAGTGTTAAATGCCCATTCCTCTTCACAAACAACGCGGCCTTCAGCGTAGTGTTTTTTGAGGGCGGTAAGGTCGTCTTTGAAGAACCGGAGATTATGCGTAAAGGTGTCTTTTCCGACGACATAGTCCTCAGCCTCTTGGTGGATAGCCGTACCCCGATCAGCCGCAGTCTTAGGTTGCAGATCGGGAACCTTGTCACGCCACTGAAGCGCGGCGCGATATTTACAGGACTCGAAGACTTGCAGACGAGAGAACGACCAACTCGGGATACGGACTGTCATGTTATTTACCCATAGCTTTCTGAAGTGATTTCATCAGAATATCTTGGAGAGCTTCAGAGTTGCGGGCAGCAGCTTCCGAATACTTCTGCTGAATGATTCGCTGGATGTGGCTCAGTGCTTCTTGTTGAGCATCGCAACCAGTGCAGCCTTCGCATGGGTCTTCTTCTTGATTAAGCGCCTTACCTTCGTTGGCAGCGATTTCGTAAAACTTTTTGGCTGCATGAAACGCATTAGCCGCAGCGTCTTCGTATTGAATACGATAGTCATCAATGAACTGAGAACTGTTCAGAGTGTTGACATATAAAACTTCGGCTAAATCAATTACTTGCTGTTGCATGATTACTTCCTTTTTTGGTAAATGGTTGAGCTTGTGAAACAAAAATTTTACGACTGATGCGTTTGCCCATAGCAGTACGAAGTTGGTTCTCGTACGTCTCGAACAAACGAATCGCATTTTCGTAATCAACCTTAGCTTGCGCCTTGGCTTTGCCTTTCTCACTTTCAAACAACTGACGCATGGTTGTCATTTGAAGTGCCAACATCTTCAAGTTGGCCGTGATCTTTTCAGGCAATGGAAATGCCAAGGCGTTGAACGTGATCTCGTCGAAGACGATTTGTGCGTTTAGTGTCATTTAATTTTCCGTATTTTAGATTTTGTTGGAGTTCCTAAGAGTTCAGCACGTAACTCGTCGCTGATCTTCCATTCAACATCAAAGATGTATGTCTTCTGACCATTACGACGGCCTTGCTTCGTCTCAATGTTGTGATGACGTAGCAGGCTGGTGAACTTGTTGGGCTTCTCAGGCATATTGCCGACGTTGTACTGAAGAATCAGTTGCATCTCATCACGCGTTAGTGCGTTGCGCGGTTCGTTTACAACGTCTAACAGCAGACGTTTCATAAGCACGCTGTACGCTTGCGCGTCCTGAGTGTGTTTGTTCTGAATACCTGATTCATTAAGCAGTCGTTCATCAGGCATCGACATCCACAGTGCGTCGAAGTCACCTTCGATGATGTGACGGCACGTCTCGTCGATACTCGTTACGCCCAACTTCTGAATACGCTCACGAGCCTCAGTCTGCAATACTTTGTTAGCAGCTTCAGCATCAGCTTTGTGAGCCAGTAAGAATTGAGCAAAGGCTTCAAGTTCAGCTTCGATGGCATCATCTCCCGGATATTTCAGCATGTCGCGCTGGTAGTTTCCGCAGTTGTAACGACGGTCATTCTCAGGAATCTGTACAGGTTGTTTCTTGTTTGAAGCAAACAGGAACGACGCGTACGTCTCCATGAACACAGCGGTCTGACGCATTTGACGGAACGGAATCTTAGGCTCGGTGATATACACCTTGAGCTTGGCGCTGACGCGACCTTTGTCCTTGAAGTCATCAACGTCAATCTCTTCGATCATAATGAAGAGCTTGTTCTGCATCCAACCGTTGAAGCCTTCTTCGATATTGCTCACACCTGCGGCGAAGACATTCTCAAAGCCGAACAGTGGTGTAACGACCTTGCTGAAGAATGAACCCTTGCCTGTACCTTCAGTACCGTGAATCACCCATGAGGTGATCGGATGATTTGAAGTACCTTTTCGCTGGAAGACAACAGCCAGCCAATTGATGAAGTGCTGATACAACGCTTCATCTTGGGAGCTACAACCGAGCAGGTGCTTGATGAGGTATTCGATCGCGGGGAACTTGGCGTCTGCTTTTGGCTCAAGGTAAAAATATGAGCTGGGTTTGAAAGTGTTAATACGATGTTGCTCGGCATCCACCACCCAGTCTTCAAGTGGGTTGTAGACCATTTCCCAAACTGGAATATAGTCACCAATAACGCGACCATGAGAGCGCATCCAATGATCGAGTTGAGTTTCGTTCTTAGCACGATATAACTCCAACTTGTTGTTTGCTGGATTCCATAGCCCATTGTAATACTCAGCGGTTTTGAAATCACGAAACGCTAAGATCAAGTCGCCATCATCAGTCGGCGTGCTTGCCAAAGAGTTGCGTTGCTCAACCAGCTCTGAGTAATATTCAGGTAGGAACTCTTTTGTCTTGTACCAAGTGTCCGACTTGAAGTCGTGAATCAACTCAAAGTTGTCCTTGGCGTGCCAGTAAGCCCATGAGTCTCCACCGTTGATATTCAAACGGATGAAGTCGTCACCTTCACGAATATCTGTGACTGTAGCTACATCAGGCTTGTTCTGTATCTCGCACGTACCGACCCATGAGGTCTTAGCCGTACGTGCGGGCAGGTCTTCGAGTTTACGCAGCTCGTTGAGCAGCTTGCGTTCAGCGACTTTGAGTGTGTTGATGTTCGTTGTGCCGATGCGCTCAACCGGTAAACGCGCTAGCTTCTTGGGAACAAGTGAGATACGCGCTTTCAGCGGGTCTTTCATGTTCTTGAAGATCGGCGTTGCAATGTACAGCAGCTTGTCGTTCTGACATGTGGTGATGTCGAGCGGCCAGCTCAGTACAGTCTTGCTACGTGATAAGCGCACAGTGTCGCGGAAGTGGTTAAGATTGATACCCATCAACCAAGCCTTGAGATCAGGTGCAGGTACCTCGCCATCCAGCAGCATGAACACATGGCAGCTGATCGTACCTTCAGTACCCGGAGTGCCTTGTGATGCAGACCATTGGAGTACGTAGGTGATGTCACCAAGACCTACGCGTTCGAGTTCTTCGTCCAGATCAACACATTCATGTCGATCGAAGTCCAGACAGATGACCTCTGTCTTGTCATTGGTCTTGGTCGTCCCACGACGGGACTCTTGAACTAATGGGCGGGTCAACAGACCCTTGAGCATACAGTGACCTTGATCTGCATGACGCTTGATGGCGTTGTATAGGTCAAGTGGTTTAGAAACTTCCTCCTCATAACTGGTTACATTGCTGACCAAGGGGTAAGCATCCTTGGTCAATGAGCCGTTTTTTTCGAGACAAAAAGTCTTTGTCAAAGGCACGGCTGCGCCTAAGAAGTTGATGATCGTTGACATTGATTTACCTCAGTTGATTTAGTAGCCCATGACCTCGCTACTGAGGAAATAGTCTATCAGAGTGCGTCAGAGTTTGAAAGTTTGCGTATAGTTTTTGCGCACAAACAGGCTGTATTAATTATCCAATCGCGTTCATCAGATTCACCCACAACGTTCTCGCAAGCTGCCGCAGCCTTCTCAAGCGTAGCGTTCTCGATTAGTTGGGCGAAGCGATGTAAATCTTCCCATTCGTGATCTAGTAATGTGTTGAGAGGTCCTGTCACTTCCCCTAGATCGCAAACCTCCGCAAATTTAACCAAGTCATCTTTGGTCATTTCAAAATCTCCTTACTTAACATCGCAATGGCAAAGCTGCTCATGCATGTGATCAGGTAGGTTCGTCTTGCAAGAGAAAGACCACGACTCAAGCGCCGAAAGTAGCTGGATAAGTTCTAGGTATTGTTGTTTAGTCATTTCGTTTCCTTTAGTGCCGCTTCGATCATATCTGTGTCAAAACCTCCACGGTCAGGGTCGTTAATCCACCACTCTTCAGAGTTTTCAATGCGGCGCAACACATCAAGTAGAGCATCACGCAGCCGCTTGTTCTCTTGCTCCATCTCGCGCCATGCAGCAGTTGGTGTGCAGGTATGAATCCGTGGATCGTCGTACCTGATACCTAGATGTTTAAGACAGCGAGGACACTGGCTAGGGTAGGTGTCTTTCATTTCAGTACCGCTCAATAACAGGCCACCATAGAGGAATGGCGTATAGAAGCGTGATAAACACACAGACGATAGCTACCATCTTGCTCATGCTTCCCCCTTTCGTAGCCTCGTTCTGATCTCGATAATCATCTGCCTAGCAGCCTCACGGTCAGCCTCGGTAGCATCTGACTCAAGAACCCGTTGGACGAAGCGCAGAGCATCGTCGTCTTGTAGGTCTAGCACTGTCATTTCCTTGCTCATGCTTCCTCCTTCTGTGCTATTGCTGTACTAATAAAAGTAACTGTATAGCCATCACACTCAGCTACAACCTGACCCTTTTTCACTTGGGTCTTTTCTACTAATACGCGATATAGAACGTCATCTTCTTTAGCCATGTCCCCTATTGTGTCAATGTCATCAAGTAACTTGTATAGGTACTGAGCTATTGATTCAAGAAGCTCCGCATCCTTCTTGCACTCGGCAAGCTGCTCCTTGAGTGAGGCGATTTCTTCTTGAAAGCGATCAATCTCGCCATCTGCAATTTCTAGGTTTTCTTCTACCGGACGTAGGGGATTCATCCACAGTTTTAGCATCATCAATCCTTTCGTGTGTAGAGTGGCAACATGTCCGGGAACCCTATTGGGTCGCCAGCTTGCTTTAGAAAACCATTATGATTTTTGAAGAAGTGACCAACAGGCTCCCCGTACCGCTCATGCTCCCACTGCTCCAAATAACTGGTGCTTGGTGGGGTGGATAGGACTGCTTGGTTAGCTTCCATTACGCATAACCCGTAAAACCCACCCGAGTTTTCTAGACTCCGCAGCAATTCATCAGAAGCAAAAAGAACATTCCGTAGCTTAACTGTCTCAGCCTCTCGCTCTGCTAGGTCTTTGCGGAGTTCAGCAAGTACCATAATGGTATGCCTGTCATTCTTTAGTGAGTCCATCTCTAGTCCTCCGAAAAACCGTTGTATCTCAGCGTTCCAATACCATCCTCAACGCGCTTGAACGTATCCTCTACAAGGTCATGCCCAAGTGCGATACACATCAGTTCCTCGTCGTCAGTCTTCAGGTAGTGCATGACCTTCAGCGGGTGCAGGATGTACGGGTTGCCGCCCTTGTCAAACTGGCCGTCGTGTCGGTTGGTTGCCAGCACAAGCATTCTGGAGAGTTGTTCGCCCTTCATTTGTCGTTGCCTTTCTCTGTAGTTGCCGCCGCACCTAACAAGTCGTTGCAGGCGCGACCGCCTTCGGCGGCGAGGCGTTCTTGTAGGTTCATAGTAGTTCCTTCGGTATCTCAACCTCATCACCTATCTTGCTGGCAACGTAGCAGCGCATAGCTGCGATCAGGGCTGTGGGGCCGCTTATCCAATCACCTTGGTAATTGTCGACGTAGATACCGACGTCTGCGCATGCTTCCCACTGATCCGTGTACCCAATTACGCTGATCTTCTCCCGCTCAATGATCGGGCCACCTTGTGACCATTTACTTGAAGGTTCAAATGTTCGATTGGTGATACTTTGAATACTTACGACAGGTGTGATTTTCAAAGCAAGTGCCACTGCATAATTTAGAGCAAGGTCTTGTAGTTCTGAAGTCTTCATAGCAATTCTCCTTTAAGTAAGCAGCTCAGCATCCACGCGCACGGACACTTGAGGTGTCTTGGCTCGATCGTTTAATACTCAGCTGCTTGCCTAAAGAGCCGCTTGCGCAGCTCTAAGAAGGTGGTTTCATAATAAGTAGTGGTAAGTTTTGAACATGTCGTTCTCCTTTAGGTTAAGTGAGAGCTTTATGTTGTTATAGGTGCAAATGAAAACTCACACGCTCTTAAGATGAGCGTGTGAGAGCTAACGTTGCCATGATCTTTTCCTCGTGTCTTAAGTGCTCTGACACGGAGAGTATCAGAGTATGTCAGGTGGGTAAACGTTTACTTGCCCATAGTGGACGAGCGCTGTTAAATGACCGCCCACTACTCGATGTTCTGAGTAGTGGGCGGTCAGGTGTTACGCTTGTGAAGCTAGTTCAGAGCTCTTGGCTGCTTTCTTTGCAGCCGCCCGAGCCTTCTTAGCAGCGGTTGCTTCCTTGAGTGCAGCATCAACACTGGTGATACGTGCTTCCTCTGCCTCGCGTGCGAGACGCTCTGGAGACTTGATGGTCGTACGCTGCGGTTGAGACTTGGTCTGTGCTGTCTCGGCTGCAGGCAACCAGCTGTCGTCACACAGTGCGTCGATCTCTGCGTCACTTTGAGCCTCGGCACCTTGTACGGCGTCGAGTTCAGCGTTGATCGCAGCGGTCTCTGCATCGAGCTTAGCCCAGCTGATACCCACTTCCTCACCCAATTTCTTGAGCTCGGTCATCAGGAGCTGTGCTGTGCTGAGTGCAGACACGCGGTACGTCTTGTCCATCACGCGTTGCACTTCCTCGGTAGCCTTGACGATCGGCATCGTACAGCGGTCGAGTAGAGACTCGATAACGTAGTCGTATGCGTCGTAATCAACCAACTCGTGATCCTCGAACGTGTCGCCTGTGTGGATGATGCCGCTAGCCTCATGTGAGCTGAGCTGCTCATCACTGCGGTTGCAGATGTAATACACCTCGTCCAACAGAAGCTTAATCTCGCGATGCTTAGCTTGAGCTGCCTCGTACATGGAACTTACGAGGAAGGTGTAGCGTGCTGAAACGTTGGCTGCGCTGCACTTACCGCTACGGCGCTCAATCTTGACGCGGTCACGAGCTTGCTGCTTGATCGCATCCAGAGGGATTTCTTCCTCTGTACGTAGGCACTGTGCGATAGCGTGCATACCGACATCGTTGCTACCGACTTGCCTGTTGAAGTGACGTAGGTTGGCGCATTTGATCTTCATCTGGTCGACACGTACTGGGTCGAATTCAGGGCTGGACTCTTGCGGCATACGTGCGAGGACAGACGCTGCGTTGATCAGAGACCAGCTGAAGGGCTGTTCAAGCGTGAAGCCAAGGTTTGCGCGCTTGATCAGTGGGTGCGCAACCAGAGCTTGTGTGCGGGTGGTGATTGAGAAAACATTTTGTGCGTGTGACATGGTGATGCTCCTTGAATGGATGGAATAGGTGCTGCGTGAGCAGATGCTCTACGGGCGCAGCTCTCCGACTGGATGTACAGTTTGCTAAGTGTGTAAGGCTGATTTATGAGCAAGTGGGTGCCAACCACGCCGGTGTTTAACCGTCCGCCGCTACCAACTACGTAGCCATTTCTAAGATGTGTAGCGCGAGGGTTGCTCGCTACGCGCTCACTGGTCGAACACAGGGTTGAACACAAGCCCCATGGGTTCAGCTTCGAGGTAGTTCGACTTCTCAACCTCGGACGTAGCTGCTCGATAGCAGCCGTTATCTAATGCGAGAGGTTCTAAATCCTTCCAATCTTCGTCACCCATGTTCAGGGCAACGAGTTGTTCAACAGACAGTTGTTCAGTCCACATAGTTAATCTCCAGTTACGTAGTCAAAGGCGACTACGTAAAAGAAAATAAACACCGCCTCTATTGAGGCGGTGCGTGTGGTTAAGGCATTAGGTGATGAATACCTTGTTCATCGGGTGCATAGACACGCACCATGTTTCCGAAATCGTCAACAAAGTGACCTGTATAACGTGCGTATTCGCACATCCAGTAATGACCGTTATACATACGGCCGAGTCCTTCTGTGTACCAGTCGATCATTTCTTACGCCTATAACGAGTTGAGTTTGTCGAGGTTTCTAAACCAGCGTTTAATGATGTTCTTAGCGTTGGTTAGATCGACAACAGTATTGAATTGTTCGTCGAAACAACCTTCATCCCATTCGCTAACCGCATATTTGCCGTTGCTTAGGTAATGAATAACAAGGTTGCCGTTTTCTTCATCAAGAAGCTCAACAGATTCGTGTCTTTCAATTAAGAAAAATGCAGCGTTTTGATATACGTCGCTCATTTCTTACTCCTAAATAGTAGAGGAAGCACGAGACCTGCGATGAGTGCTGCAACCGTAGCTGCGAAGCCACCTTGCATCGTGCCGCCGTGTAGCTTGAAGACAAGCCAGAAGACAAAGACCTCGGAGAAGAAGCTCAACCACATTTGGTGCTTGAGCTTGTACATCATTGAGAAGATGCCGAGAAAGATTATTACGCCGTACAATAGCGGCTCGAATGAACCGTGTAACAGAGTCATGTTCATGCTTATTCCTTTGGGATATAGACACAAACGAAAATAATCGCCCACTCGAAAGAGTGGGTGTTCCAAATGGCATAAAGCTATGCATTTGGGCTGTACCGAAACTTAGTCCAAATTTCGGTACAGTGTTTAAAAACGAAAGTTATCCACAGGCAGCGATTTTTACGTGTTGCACTGCACAAAAGTTATCCACAGGTTATCCACAGGTTATCCACAGGATTTTGGTACATTCGGGACAACTTTGGTACAACTTTGGTACATAGCTAAGTGCTTGATATATATACGTAATACGTATAATTGTACCAATGTACCGAAATTTAAGGCCGAATTAGTATGTAAACCGACGACCCATGTTTAGGAGACAGGGATGTTTGGTTTCCCAACTGAACTCAAAAAGATCGGTACATCGGTACAACGTGTTTTGTGCCAAAAACTCAGCTATTTATTTCGCATAACTGAGTATCCCCGTGGCATACCGTCATGTCTCGGAGAATTTAGCAGTTATGTCCGTAGCATGTGGTGACGGAGAAATAAATTTTCCAGCACCACACGGACTACAACGTCTTGCCCATAGAAATCTGACGCAAGGCTTTAATCACACACCGCGCAAGCGGTGTGTGATGCTGTTACAACCCTAAGCGGATTGCAGCGCGTTCAGCCTGACGAGCGTGTTCCAATGCAGCAGCTTGATGGAAGCCGTCGCCTGCGGCAGATGCAGCAGCGGTGACACGACCAGCGATGCGTGTTGAGTCAGCAACGGTGTCGATCGCAGCGTTCTCGACTTTTTCTTTGAGCGTTGCGATGAAGCCCTTGCCTGTACCGGTGTTGCCAGCGGCGCGTTTCGCTAAGTAATCAGCGATGAACTGTTCGCGTGAAGGAAGGGAAGCGGTTGATTTTTGAGCAGCCATGATATTTCTCCAGTTTGTTTGTAGCGATGAACCATTCATCACTTACACAAAAGAAAATAAACGCCACCTCTAATGAGGTGGCGAATTAATCAGAGGAACGTAACTTGGTTCGGACGCAACCGGATTGTTCCGGTATCGAAGGTGATGGTGAGATGGCCGTGGTCGAATGAACGGACGAGGCCGAAGTTGCCTTGGTATGTACAGAAGCAAACGTTTGTGACAGTCATGATGATCTCCTTGTTATGAACACAACAGAAGACAAGCGCTACCTCTAATGAGGTAGCGTCGATACATATAGAAGGGTGTTGTCGTTGCGGCTTCATGCGACGACACGCGCTAGCGGGCCGTTTCGTGTCTTTGCTCTGCGCCACCGGCGCACACGGGTAGGAGGACTAAGGGACTCCTACCGGATTCGGGAATCCGAATCCGAAGTCGGGGGCGGCTTGGCTACTGGGAGGGGAGGGAGACTTACCGCATAGATTCCTAATATTATCTGATAGACTCTGATATACTCTCTATACACCCTTCTTTTTCAGAGATGCCATGAAAGCCTGTACAAAGTGCCGCGTTGTAAAGCCATTCAGCGCATACGCTGCTAATAAACGAACCAAAGACAAACGCCAGTCGTGGTGCATAACTTGTAGCAACGAATACACTAAGCAAAGTCGAGCTAATAATCCTGAGTGGCAAGAGCATCGCCGTGAGTACATGCGATCTGACGAGCGAAAAAAGTGGCGAAGTGCATACAACAAAACCGACAATGGGCGCACTAAACGCAAGGCGGCAAAGTCTCGCAGTGAGACACCGTCGATAAAGCGCAACAATCGTGTTTTTTATAAACTTCGGAACTCAGGTCATTGTCCAAAGTGGGTCAAACCAAAGGATGTATTCGACTTCTACGATCTTGCTTACCGTGCAGGTGAGCACTGGGTTGTCGATCACATCATTCCTCTTAACGGTAAAACGGTGTGCGGGCTTCATGTACCTAGCAACCTTCAAGTCATCCCAAAGTTTCGTAATGAGATCAAAAGTGATTCTTTCGACGGGGCCGGTTTAGTTACTGGGATTCTTCCTATCTAAATTCAAAGTTTCTCTATTTATATTTTTAAAATTTCAAAGTTTCTCTATTACTCAAACATCATTTTTCTATACAGAATTCAAATCCCAAGGCACCCCCGCCTCTGACAAAATCTGAAACTCGTATCTTAAGTCGTACTATAATATTTTTATATTTTTCCAAAGAGAGCATGACAAATGCCTAAAGCCTCACGCGATGTCATGGCGACTAAGAAAGCCAGAGAGAAGTCTGTCGTCACAAAGCAGCAAGAGATAATCGAGAAGCAGCAAGCGTTCGCAGACGCTATCGTTTGTGGCTCATCACAAGCCGACGCAGCACGAGCGGCTGGGTATCATCCCGGCAGCGCCAGTAGTGTCATGCGTCAAGAGGAGATTCAGTTGATGGTTGCCAACGCTAAGGCAGAGATGCGAGAACTAAGCACGATCAAGAAGCTGGATGTGTTGGAAATCTTCATCGAAGCGATCGACATGGCACGTACCCTTGCTGACCCAGCGCAGATGATCAACGGCGCACGGGAAGTAGGGCGCATGATGGGTTTCTACGAGCCAGAGACGCTGAAGTTGGAGGTGTCTGGAAACACTGCAGCTATGGCTTCTAAGTTCAAGGCTCTGACAGACTCTGAACTACTCGAAATCGCAGCCGGTCGAGCCAAGGTTATCGACGGCGAGGTTGTCCAGTGACCAGACCCACCACACTTAAGGAAGCGAAGCTACGTGACGAAGCTACCAAAACCGTTAAAGCACAGGAAACCACACATAACCCTGAAGTCGAAGATGCACCGGTTCCGCCAGCTAGTAAAAAAGCACGGGTTTCAACACGGAAGAGAGACGTGGATGTTCGAGATGCTGTTGAAATCACCACCCCGCTAGTACCGAAAGGCAAGGATCAAGAGGCGATAAATGAAGCATATGAGCTACCGTACGACCCTCCTTCTTACCATTTCACGCCGAGCACAGACCCGCATGTTGAACTTGCCTCCCGCGAGCTATGTCGCCGTAAGTTGCTTCCTTTTATCCAGCGGTTTAGACCGAAATACACTGCTGGATGGGTGCATGAGGATATTTGTCGTCGAATTGAGCGTTTTGTACGTCAAGTTGAAGCAGGTGAGTCGCCGCGTCTTCTGTTGATGATGCCCCCACGGTCAGGAAAGTCAGAGATCAGCTCTCGCCACACACCTGCATGGATATTAGGGCAGCACCCTGAGTGGGAGATCATCGCCGGTAGCCATACATCCTCCCTATCGCTCTCATTTTCGAGGTATCTCCGAGATGTCATGCGTGACCCTGCTTATACTGCTGTTTTTCCTGATGCTCGGCTTGATCCAAGCAGCCAGTCCGTCGAGAACTGGAACCTCACAAAAGGAGGTGGTTATCTTGCTGCGGGCGTTGGTACTGGTATTACTGGTCGCGGCGCTCACGTTTTGCTGCTTGATGACCTTGTAAAAGACATCGAGGCTGCGGATTCCATCACTATTAGAGACAATACTTGGGAGTGGTACCTCTCGACTGCATACACACGGCTAGCTCCCGGCGGCGGCGTGCTAGGGCTGATGTGCATGACGGGCGACACACCTGTCCTTATGGCAGACGGCACCAGCCAGCGCCTTGACACTCTGAAGACCTCGGACAAGATAGCTACGTACAAGAACGGAGCGCTGAGTTCCTCTCGTGTAGCTGCTTTGAAGTCAAGTGGTCGGGATTCAGTCTACCGAATTCTGACGAACTCTGGTAAAATCGTAAGAGCGAATCAGAGACATCCGTTTCTGACCATCGCTCCTGACGGAGAGCTTGTATGGACAAGAGTGAAAAGCTTGACTACGGCCCACAAAATCGTGGGCTTACCGGCCAGTGGGGTAAGTGGAAAGGATCAACCTGCTCCGTTGATGAGTGCGAAAAACCCGCCAAGTGCCGTGGAATGTGCACGCACCACTACGACAAGAAGCGATGGGCTGATGGGCACCGTACAGAGTGTGATGGCTACGAACCGCGTCGCAACGCACGACTCAAACATCGTTACGGCATCACAGCGGCGGACTACGACAGAATGTATGCCGAGCAAGGTGGAAAGTGCGCCATCTGCGGAAGCGCTCGTGACAGACAGCCTGAACATTGGAAAGACAAGCTCGCTGTCGACCACTGTCACGACACTGGAAAAGTTCGCGGGTTGCTCTGCAACGACTGTAATGCGGGGATCGGACACCTTGGAACTAAGTCAGTGGCACTTGCCGCTGCAAAATACCTCGGACTTCACGCCTGAACAGATAGTTAGCATTGAGCTTGCTGGCGAGGAAGAAGTTTTCGATGTTCAGGTAGACGACACCGAGAACTTCATCGCCAACGGCTTGGTGAGCCACAATACGTGGTGGCACGCTGATGACTGGGCTGGTCGGATTCAGGAGGCCATGCTGGTTGACGACGGGGCGGATAAGTTCGAGATCATCCGGTATCCGGCGATCAACGAGTACGGTGACGAGTTTATCCTCGCTGACGAGACGATTCAGGAGATACCAGACGGCCAGCCGATACCCGCAGGCTCGCGGCTCACCCGTCGTCAGAATACGGCGATCCACCCAGCGCGCTACACGACAGAGATGATGCTGCGGATTAAGCACAACCTCATCGGCGGTGGGCAGAAGCGGGTGTGGGACGCGCTGTACCAGCAGAATCCTATACCGGACGAGGGTAACTTCTTCAGCAAGGAAATGTTTCGTTTCTACGGGTCTCAGCCTGCGCGGGAAGAGCTGTACGTCTACCAAGCATGGGACTTCGCGATCTCGGAAGGCAAGGAGTCGGACTACACCGTGGGCACATGCATCGGTGTCGACCATCGGGACAACGTCTACATCCTCGACCAGCGTCGGTTCCGCATACAGGACGGCGGGTTTATCGTTGATGAGATATTGGACTTCGCAGCGCTGCACCAGCCGGATGTGATTGGCTTCGAGGACGGGCAGATTTGGAAGGCGATTGAGTTTCAGTTCACCAAGCGCTGTGAGGAGCGTCGTCAGTTCCCCAGCTTCGAGCTGCTTAAGCCACTGACGGACAAGTTGATACGGGCGAACCCGCTCAAGGGTCGGATGCAGATCGGTAAGGTCTACTTCGACAACAAGAGCACCCACTGGACAGAGCTCTATAAGGAGATGCTCCACTTCCCAGCAGGTAAGCACGACGACCAAGTGGACTCGCTTGCATGGGCTATACGCCTCACGCTGACCAAGAGCGCACCACGTCAGAAGGACTACACGCCTAAGACGAAGAGCTGGAAGGACGACTTGCATAAGTACCTTGGTAACAAGGGCTCATCACACATGGCTGCGTAACTCTGACAAACTCTGATACAATCTCGCGCAACTCTTACAGGAAAACTATGAAGACTCTTGTTATCGACGCCTTGATCGGCGCAGGCATTCATTCAGTTATTTTGGCTCAGGAGTGTGAGCGCGTTGGGCTAGCCGCGTACGACAAGCGTACGCAGACATGGGCATGGCGTCGTGAGCAGCTAGAGCGGATTGATCTGGAGAAGTTGCAAGAGCTGTACACAGCCATGCGTGAGGCGCGGGAAGAAGCGACGCCAACAGACCCTGAAGAAGAGAAACCTCTAATTATTTTGCAGTAAGGAACAGCTATGCCTGTCAACAATGATCTAGCTCAGCAGCAGTGGTTACGTTTCCAATGGTGTCGTGACCGAGGCCACCTAGACTTCGTTGCCAAAGCGGATAAATGTGATAAATTTGTTAGTGGAGAACAGTGGTTGCAGGCAGATATGAACGCGCTGCAGCTTCAGAACCGCCCAGCACTGACGATTAACAAGATTCTCCCAACGATCAGCACCTTGCTAGGCGAGCAGATTCAGAACCGCACAGAGGTTCTGTTCCGTCCGGCGAACGGTGCGCCGGCCGACACAGCTGATGCGCTGAGCAAGGTGTGGATGCAGATTAGTCAGAACAACCAGCTGCCATGGGTGCGCTCCGAGGTGTTCAGCGACGGTCTGGTACGCAGCCGAGGGTTCTACGACGTACGGCTGGACTTCACGGACTCTATGCAGGGTGAGGTAAAGATTGTCCAGCTGAACAGCAAGAACGTTGTGATCGACCCTGATGCCGAGGAATACGATCCTGACAGCTGGAACGACGTGTTTATTACGAAATGGCTGACGTATCAGGACGTAGCCATTATTTACTCAGACGCAGATGCTGAAATTCTTAAAGACAAAGCTACATCGGCCTATCCATATGGCTATGACTCCATCGAGCGTGTCCGTGATCGTTTCGCTGGTCCTACTCCTGTCGGGGGCTATTTCGGAACGGTTGAGGATGTAGGTGTACGTCGAAATATCCGTGTTCTGGAGCGCCAGTACCGGAAGATGGACAAACAGGAACACTTTGTCGACGTGGAGACCGGCGACATGCGTCCGATTCCGTTTGACTGGGATCGTAACCGCATCGCTCAGCTGCTTGAGAAGGCTGGCGGCACGCTGTCCACCATGAAGAAGCAGGTCAAGCGGATTCGCTGGACTGTGACGGCGGATAACGTGGTTCTGCATGACGACTGGTCGCCGTTCAAGCACTTCACCGTCGTACCGTACTTCCCGAACTTCCGCTACGGCAAGTCTGTGGGCGTGGTTGAGAACTTGATCGGGCCGCAAGAGATTTTGAACAAGGTGTCCAGCCAAGAGCTGCACGTTGTGAACACCACGGCTAACAGTGGCTGGGTGGTTGAGCAGGACTCGCTGCTGAACATGACTATCGAAGAGTTGGAGCTGAAGGGCGCTACCACCGGCCTAGTGGTCGAGTACAAGAAGGGCTCGCAGCCGCCAGAGAAGATTCAGCCGAATCAGACACCGTCAGGGCTGGATCGTCTGAGCTACAAGGCTGAGGAGCACATCAAGACGATCTCCAACGTCTCTGACTCCATGCAGGGCAATGACCGCGAGGACGTGGCGGCTAAGGCTATCGCCTACAAGCAGCAGCGCTCCAGTGTCAACCACACGAAGGTCGTGGACAACCTTGAGCGTACGGACTGGATTCTGGCTCGGAACGTCCTGAGCATCGTTCAGGACTACTACACCGAGCAGCGTCTGATCAGCATCACGCACGACGACGTTACACGTGGCGCTGAGTCGGTGACGGTCAACGAGTACGACTCAGCCACCGGTGAGATTCTGAACGACCTGACGCTGGGTGAGTACGACATCGTTATCAGCTCGTCGCCGTTCCGTAACAGCCTTGAAGACAGCCAGTTTGAGCAGGCTCGTGCGCTAAAGGAGCTGGGTTTGCCGATTCCAGACAGCGTGCTGATCGAGAACAGCCGTCTGATGCGCCGTGCGGAGATCGTCAAGCAGATGACCGGGGATCAGGAGTCGCCGGAAGCTCAAGCTCGTGCTCGGCGCCAGCAGCGTGCCGAGGAAGCTGACGTTGCCTTGAAAGAAGCTCAGGTTCAGAAGACCTTGGCCGACGCCGGTCATAAGGGTGCCGACACCACGCTCAAGCAGCAAGAAGCCGAGGGTGGTCAGGGCGGTGAGCTTCAGAAGATGCAGGCCGAGCTGCAGATGGAGCGCGAGCGCCTCGATATGGAGCTGCAGCAGATGCGCGAAGAGATGGCGCTCAAGCAGCAAGAGATGGAGATGAAGTTCCAGATGCAGGCAGCTGAGCACGCGCAGCAGCAGCAGATTAAACAAGAAGAGCACCAACAGAATCAGGTTTTGAAGCAACAGCAAGCTGAGCAGCAAGCGGCCACTCAGCGTGCCAATGACCTACGACAAGCCGCTAATCCCGTTAGTAAGGAGCAGTAAATGGACATCGACAACATCCAGCCGACACCGGACCTCGAAACCCTTGATCTAGCAGCTATGGATCGGGGTGACTCGATCGTACCTGTTGAGGAGCCAAAAACCGAACCGGTTGAAGAACCTGTAGAGCCTACTGAGGAGCCAACCGAGCCGAGCGAAGAGCTCGAGCCGGAAGAGCCTGAGGAAGAGCAGCCGCGTGATGAGAAGGGCAAGTTCACCGGCAAGGGTATTCCCAAGGCACGCTTCGACGAAGCTGTTGGTAAGGAGCGTGACGCACGCGAAGCTGCGGAGCGCCGTGCTGCCGAGCTAGAGCGCCAGCTGGCTCAAGCCTCGCGTCAGCAAGAGCAGAGCACTGCGGTTGCCGAGCTTGAGGCTTCGATTGAGGCGCTTGAGTCCAAGCACGCTGAGCTGTTGCTGGACGGCGACACCGCTGGCGCAGCCAAGGTGATGAAGGACATTCGTATGTCCGAACGCCAGATTGCACGCGCTGAGTCCGAGGCGATGGTTACTCAGCGCACGAGCCAAGCCCTTGAGTCCCAGCGCGTCAACGCCTCCATCGCACGTCTGGAAGCTGACTACGCTCCGCTGAACCCTGACTCTGAAGTCTACGACGCTGATCTGGTCGAGCTGGTACTGACCAAGCAGCGCACGTTGATCCAGCAGCAGGGCTACTCACCGTCTGACGCACTGACCGAGGCCGCAAACACGGTTATGAAGCGCTTCGGCACGGCTCCGCAAGAGCCAGCCGACGAGAAGGGTCTTGCTGCAGCTAAGCAGACCGCTGACCGCAAGGCCGAGCAGGTTAAGAAGAACCTCGCTACCGCAGCCAAGCAGCCGGGGAGCCTGAAGGACAGCGGTATGGACTCCGACAAGGCCGGTCAGACAGGCACTTTGCCGAATGTGTCGCAGATGACTGAGGAAGAGTTCAAAGCTCTGCCTGAGAGTACCAAGGCTAAGTTGCGGGGTGACTTCGTATGAACTTCGGTCAAGCGCTTGAAGCCCTGAAAGCTGGGCAAAAGGTAAGCCGTTCTGGTTGGAATGGCGTCGGCCTGTGGTTGGAGCTTCAGGTACCTGACGCTCACAGCAAGATGACTCTACCCTACATTTTTATGAGCTATCCTGACAATGCGAAGACGACTCCGGGTGCTCGCGTGCCATGGCTGGCTTCACAAACTGACGTATTAGCTGAGGACTGGGTTCAACTATGATGAAAACCTCTATCGACAAGCCGTACATCATCTCCCGCATGAAGGACGTGTCGTACTTCGTCATTCCGGGTACTACCTGCACCATCTGTAACATCACGATGGCGAACGGCTTCGGCGTACGCGGCGAGTCTGCGTGTGTTGACCCTCGGAACTTCGACGAAGCGATCGGTCGCGGTATCGCCTATGAAAATGCGTTCGACAAACTGTGGCAGCTAGAAGGCTACTTGTTGGCTGAACGTTTATCAAAAATAGTTGCATAACTCTGATGCACTCTGATAGTATCTGAGCCGCACCTACCTCGTGCTTTCTCATCCCCCGAGACGAGTGGTGGCCGTAAGCCACCAACCTCGCAAGTCCAGCGATACGGACGCCGCCTAGCTAGAGGCACTAAACCCAGCCGATTCGTCCTCGTAATGGTCGTTTGATTTCGCATGTCGCCAGCGACAAGGCACCGCGCAGAAGCCACGAGAGAGCTTCAGAAACCACACGATTCATTTACATAGGAGGACGTAATGTCCACAACCAATTTTGCGCTACTGACCAGCGAACAGAAAACCGTATGGTCACTTGATTTCTGGAAGCAAGCTCGCAACCAGTCGTTCATCAACAAATTCCTTGGCAAAGATGCCAACTCCATGATTCAGCACATCACTGAGCTGAAGAAGACCGAGAAAGGCGCACGCGCCGTTATCACCCTGTTGGCCGACCTCGAAGGCGATGGCGTTACTGGTGACAACACCTTGGAAGGTAACGAAGAGGCAATGAAGTCGTACGATCAAGTGATCCGTATCGACCAAATGCGTGACGCTGTACGCCACGAAGGTAAGATGGCCGACCAGAAGTCTGTTGTTAACTTCCGTGAATCCGCCCGTGACCGTCTGTCCTACTGGCTGTCTGACCGTATCGACCAATTGGCGTTCTTGACGCTGGCTGGCCGCGCTTACACCCAGCACCCGAACGGCACCATCCGTGTTGGCTCCAACCTGAAGAACTTGGAATTCGCAGCTGACGTAGTCGCTCCGTCTGCCAAGCGCGTAGGTCGCTGGAACAACACCACCAAGCTGTTCGACACCGCTGGCGGCCAGAACAACATCGTTTCGACCGACACCCCAGCTTGGGAACTGTTCGTTCAGCTGAAAGCCTACGCGAAAGAGAACTACGTTCGCGGTATCAAGGAATCCGGCGGCGAAGAGACCTACCACGCCTTCCTGTCTCCGATGGCTATGTCCAAGCTGAAGCTTGATCCGGTTTATCGTGACAACCTGCGTTATGCACAGCAGCGCGGCGCTGGTAACGAGCTATTCACCGGCTCTAGCGTCAAGATCGACGGTATCTACCTGCACGAGTTCCGCCACGTACCTAACAGCCGCTTGGCTGCTGGTGGTTCCAAGTGGGGCGGCGGCGCAGTTGATGGTTGCCAGATTCTGTTCTGCGGCGCTCAAGCTCTCGGTATGGCTGACATCGGCAATCCTGACTGGGTCGAGAAAGAGTTCGACTATGACAACCAACCGGGTATCAGCGTCTCCAAGATTCTTGGCTTCCTGAAGCCTCAATTCACCACCCAGTACAGCGGCGGCACCAAAGAAGACCACGGTGTGATCTCTGCCTTCGTTGCACAATAAGGAGAGCTGACAAATGGCTAAACTTCTCGCATCGCGCTCTGCTCAGTACCTGATGGAAGCTGAGTTCACCTTCAACTTTGACGACACCATCGTTAACGCTGCTGGTGTTACCAAGACCTTCGGCTCGGTATTTACCGACGCTGTGGATGTCGCAGCACTCAACCTGCCGGAAGGCGCTGTCGTAGTTGGCGGCGAGGCTGTAGTCGAAGTTCAAGGTGTCGGCCCAACCGCCTACACCGTGTCCCTCGGTGACTCAGTCTCTGCAACCCGCTATCTCTCAGCGTTTGACCTGAAGGGCGCAGTCGGTGCACGCACCGCGCTGACCCTGACCGGCTTCCGCACCACTGAGAATCTGCGTCTGACCATCAACTCCACCGTTGCTAACGCTTCAGCTGGTAAGGCCACCATCCGTGTGTTCTACGTCCAGCCGAATCGCGCAAACGAAGTAAACCCGAACTAACGTGGGACTTCACTAGGGCGGCGACGCTCTAGTGCTTTTTATAACTCCGACCCAGCGATGGGTCGGAGACTTTAACCGAGGTAGTCATGCCCTTATACGTACTAAACCGCAATTATGTCCTCCGCTCAACCAACGGCGTTCTGTCCTTCACTGAAGGCGAACCGAGCTTCGTTCCTCCGTACATGGAGCGCGAAGTAATCGCAATCGGCGGTGTCCGAGCTGAAGGTGAAACCCCAAGCCCGTTGCCTAACGAGAAGCCTGTGTATCAAGAGCCGCAGGGTCTTGAGCGTCAGGAAGAGATTCGCGCCGCGTTCGATCTGATCATCGACAAGAACGACTCCAAGGAATTCACCGCTCAGGGCGTACCTAGCGTCAAGGCTATGGAGAAGATTGTCGCCTTCACTATGGACAAGGCCGAGATCGTCGAAGAGTGGAACGAGTACAAGATTTTCAAAGCTGAGGCCGCACAATAATGGACTCGACGGGTCTCTACGAAGCCTTCCGCTCGGATGTGGTTGACGAGGTCCGTCCTTATTTGTGGACAGACGATGAGGTGTGGCGTTACGCAAACGACGCCTACCACATGTTCGTCCGTCTCACCGGCGGCATCCCTGACTTCCTGAGCGATGCCACGGCAATCCCTATCGTAACCGGCGAGGCTGTAGCCGCGCTGCACCCAAGTATTCTGCGGATTATGAGCGCATCACGCCGCTCAGACCTGAATACTGTCAATGTCATCAACGAAGCCGATGTCGGCAAGCTGCGCTCAATGGACTACGGTCAGGTTAAGCGGCTGCTGCTGGACAACAACCAAGGCGAAGTGCGCTACATGGTTGTTGGTATGCAGAAGAACACAGTGCGATGGGTTCAGGTACCTAAAGTCGATGACTACGTCGATATGTACGTCTACCGTCTGCCGCTTTCGACCATCACAGGCGACGGTCAGAAACTCGACGACGTTGAAGAAATCCACCACATTCATCTGTTGGATTGGATGAAGTATTTAGCGTACAAGAAACAGGACGCTGAGACGTTTAATCCGCAGGCCAGCGCCGCTGGTAAACAGAATTTTGAAGCGTACTGCTCGTTGGCAAAAGCCGAGTTTGACCGCATGAAACACAAGACCCGTGTGGTCTCGTACGGCGGATTATAAGCTGTGCTGTGTTCACACGACCTCCACTCTGATACAATCCAACAAACTCTGATATGAGCGAAATATGGCTGACACAAAAGACTTATCAATCGTGCAAGGGAAAACATTTTCCCTAGTGCTGCGTTGGGAAACAGAACCAATTCAGTACAAGAAAATCACGAGCATTCTTCAAGAAGCCCCCGTTCGCATCACAGTGACGGCGCACGGAATCCCTAACGGTTGGCGCTGTGCCGTTACCAACGTCAAGGGTATGACCGAGATCAACTCCGAGGCGAACAACCTCAAAGACAAGGATTTCAACCCTGTCACAGTAGTCGATCCAAACACCATCGAAATCAACGCAATCAACGCAGCTGGCTTCCGTCCATACGTATCTGGCGGGATTATTCAGTTCAACACGCCGGTCAACATGACCGGTTACTCAGCCCGTATGTCCATCAAAGACAAGGTCGGTGGCACTCTGCTCAAGTCACTAACCACAGTCGGCGGTGGCATTACGCTCGACATCGCAGCTTGCACCATCACGCTCAACATATCAGCTGCTGACACGACGTTGTTCGACTGGAAGAAAGCCGTCTATGAACTAGAGATGGTCAGCCCGTCAGACATAGTTACGGCGCTGCTGGTCGGCGCGGTGACAGTTACCAAAGAGGTGACGACATGAGCCCCTGCACACGATTCATGTGCCGCATACGGCGTACTCGTGAATACGAGATTCTCTTTAAGTCGGACATGGAAGCCCTGCGAATGATGCTGGCGCTAGGTTCTATCTACACTGGCGCACAGTTCGCACTATGGCCCGTCGAGGTATTTCCTACTGCTATCCAGTTGATTCAAGGTACAGGTCGACACACATACTCGCTGATGGCCGAGATCGCGCCGGAGTGGGTATGGGGTTGGGCAATGATGGCTCAAGGCGTACTCGCTTACCACTCGCTACGCACACGTACTTACAACAAGGTACGTCTGTGGTTCGACGCCGCCTTGGGCGCAACGCTCTGGATCACTGCGGTCGCCTGCTGTTACTTCGCGTACTTCCCGGACAACAACGCAATCTTGACTTGGCGTATGCCAAAGATTATGGGTATGGAGGTTATTGCTAGTGGTTTTATGGCAATCATTTTAATTCGCTATGCAGCCACGGATAGGATGAAAAATGGCGAACGAGTTTGATCCTAATGGGTTGGGAGGCTACATCGGGACGGCAGTTGCCGCACTAATCACCGCTGTTGTTGGAACTGGTGCGTACTTCAGAAGCAAGAAGGTGTCGGACGCCGAGAGCGAGTCTACCGTCAAAGGGTTCAAAGGCAACGACGCGGTACTTGAGAATGTACTGAAAGAGATCAAGCGACTGACTGACCGCGTTGAAGCTCTTGAGGCTACGGTCGCACATCTGACCGACAAGCTGGCAAACGTTCGCTTGGTCGCTCTTGACTGCTACCAGTTGGCTAACGAGTGTGAATGTGAAGGCGAAGAGCGCGATCGCTTACTTGAACACCTCCGCACAATCATAAGGGACGCATGATGAAAGTAGTTGTTATCCGTGAAACTAATCAACTTCGTGAAGGTGCCGAGACCTTCATCATGTCTCAGGTATATATCAACGGGCTGAAGTTCTGCGAGTGCGTAGAAGACATGGACCGCCAGCTTGAGTTTTACGGTGCATCCTACAAGGTCAAGAAGCAGACGGCTATCCCGCGTGGCACCTACGCGCTCGGTCTGTCGTTCTCGCATCGCTTCCAGAAGGTTCTTCCGATCCTGTCAAATGTGCCGTTTTTTGAGGGCGTACGTATCCACGGAGGCAACCGCGCCGAGGACTCAGAGGGCTGCTTGATCTTCGGTAAGCTCCGCACCGTCGACGGTGTCAGCGGCTGCGCCAATGTTATGACAGTGCTGATGGCCCGCATCGAAGCCGCTGAGGAAGCTGGCGAAATCTGCCTGATCGAAATCAAATGACCTTTCCGATTACTTGGTACGCCATCGCAGCGCTAGTCGCCATGAACCTGTTTACAGGTGCGATGTGGCGTGCCGAGACGCACAAGCTGGAATTGATTGAACTGCGTAGCGAACTTGCTGCACAAGCTGCCGAGCGTGTGGTCGCCGAACAGAAACAAATCACAGAGGACACGACAAATGCGTGGAAAGCTGCTCTTGATGTTACCCGTGATTCTTGGGCTAAGCGCCTGCGGGTCGCTAACGTACAACCGATGCCCGGAATTTCCGGCCCCGCCGGAGGCATT